TAGAAGAGCATGTCAAGAATCAATTTCAAATGCTTAAACTTGAAGCGATGTATGCAGAGTATCATTTTCAATTACAATTTCTATAAACAACAACACAACAACAACGGAGCACAAAATGACAACGGAAACAATTTACACAGCACTATACAAATTTCATAGCAGTGTAAGAACAATACACAAAGGGTCAATAAATCCATTCTTTGGAAGTAAATACGCAACACTTGCAGACATACAAAAATCTATTGCGCAGCCACTTCAAGAGGCTGGCTTGATCATTGTGCATCAACTGGGAGAAAATGACACAATGCACAGCAGTATAATCCATTGTGAAAGCGGCGAGCAGATACAATCAACCTATAAATTGCATATTAAAGGATCAGACTCTCAAGCATGGGGATCGGCTATTACCTACGCCAAACGTTACGCAATAGGGGCGCTTTTAAATCTTTGCATTGATGAAGACGACGACGGCAACGCAAACAAATCAAAGCCGACACTTTCAAACGATAAAATTGCAGACATTGCAAAATGGATCAAAGATGGCAAAGGCACAATCCAGCAGATCGAAAGAAAATACAATCTTACAACAAACCAACGTAAACAATTAACTCAATAAACAACGGAGCACAAAATGACAACACAAGAACGACAAGAGATCAAAGACTGGGGGCGCACTGTGGTGCGTCTTCGTAAACAAGGATCATTTTCTGATCTTCTACACGCTGAAATCAAGGTATCCAAACTAACAGTGAAAGAGATCGCAGCACTATGCAACACCAGCAGCGCATCGATCAACAAATGGAAAGGCGGCGAAGTGTATCCCGCTGTACATTATTTGTATCGCCTCGCTAAGTGCCTACACCCTGTAACGGATGTTTCAAGCGCTTACATGCTGTACACAATGAAGATCAACGCAGAAAGAGACTAAGGAGGCGACATGTCAAGATTCATAGGATTAAACATTGCAACACTAGACGACAACGGCAAGATCCGCCGCACTGGCTCTGTATTGATCAACGTAGATCACATTGTATCTATTGAGGCACATGGACCACCCCGCAAGGATTCATTGTGCAGAATTCAGACAGTTAACGATCCGCAGCCGTTTATTGTTGAAGGATCTATGATTGATCTTCTTGATGTGATCAAGCGGTCAGGGGCTGATTTTCACGCCTTTAATAATAGCAAGTTAGCCAGCCAGTCAGCAAATCTTAGCGTGCTGAACCTGTTTGCAAGATTGAAATACAAGTATGGAACAATGTACGATATTGGACGAGCGTTAAAAGAGAATTATCCTGATTTCTACACAACGGATCACATTAACGGCATTGCACAACGTTTATCAAGATTGCAAACTACACATGATAATCTTGATTCATACCCACAAAAAAAAGAAGTGTTGCAGCACCTCAAACAATTAGACGCATTAAACACAACGGAGCATTAAATGATTATCATTAGAAACGCAAGCGACTTCAGAGTATTGATCAACATTGGACACATTACACACATGGAAGAAAAGACAGGCATGGTCTTGATCTTCTTGGAGGGCGGCGCAGTTGTTCCAACCTCTGAAACGTGGGAAGAAATAATTATGAAGATAAAAAGTATTGGAGCAAATAATGTATAAAATACTGATTAAAAGCGAAATACAGCCAGTATGGATTGAAAAGCAATTTGAATATATTGTAGACGCCTTAGAATGTGTTAGAATACATCATCACACACGGCTGATCTATCCTTGCGGATCTGTTGCTGAATATATACAGGGCACAATGATAGACATTCGATAATTGAAAGTTGTTACGGTTGTAAGAGGGGGCTTCGGCTCCCTCTTTTTGTGTCAAGAGTTTATCTTTTATGATACATTGGGCGCATGAACAAACAACACCTAATCAAGTATCTTCAAGTATCGAATAAACTTGAAACGATAGCCAAAGAATACCCGCTTGCAGTTGCTCGCCTTTGGATTCCTTATTGTCATAGATGGGACGGGCTAGCCAGTCAGTCAGACAGAGAGAGAGGTTGCGGGCAGCCGATGACGTTTGTAGGCAATGGGCTATACACCTGTAAGCATTGCAACATAACAGAAAGGCGCACAAGCCAAAGAGAGGGAGTTGTGCACGCTCTGCGACACTCTGAGGCGTTTCTATTGAGCGGCGGGAATCGTAGCGGCAAGACAGAATCAGGGGCGGGGATGTTGCCTGTCGCTTTTGCTGCTGGCTCAAATGAATGGTGGGTGCGTGAATGGGCTGCACTGAATCAGATCCCGATCGAGTTGCTCCCAAAAGAGCCGAGTGAGGTTTGGGTGTCTGCGCTTTCTTATGGCGACGCTCTGACATATCTGCGCCCAAAGATTGAGAAATATTGCCCGATCGGGACTCGCTTTGTCAGATGGAAAGCACAGGATCGAGCACATGCACTACTCCCAAACGGCGGCAAGATTTTGTCAATGTCTGCGGAGTCAGGGCGGGAAAAGTTCCAAGGCGGGGCTGTGTCTCTTGTAGTGCTTGACGAAGAGCACCCTAAGCCGATCTTTGACGAGTCTATGCTCCGATGTATCGACTACAAAGGGAAAGTGATCTGTACAATGACGCCATTAAAGGGGGTCACTTGGGTGCATGACGTATTTATCGAGAATCCACAAACAGGCTATGGCAATTATTCAATTAGCGGGCTAGATAATCCGTATGTGTCAAGCGTCAAAATGCGCAAAGCAATCGCCCACATGTCAGAGGCTAGCCAACGATCGAGATTGTTTGGAGAGTTCACAAACCAGCAAGGGATCGTCTATCCTGAGTTTGATCGTAACGTGCATATTGTAGAGTCATTCGAACCGCCTGCACACTGGGCAAGAGACAGGGCGATCGACTTTGGTGTAAGAAATCCTTTTGCCTGTCTGTTCTTTGCACACGATGAGCGTGAGGACGTCTTGCACGTATACAGAGAGTATTATCAAACAGAAAAGACGAGCCTTGAAAATGGCAGAGCCTTGAACAATATACAAAGGCGATACAATGAGGATTATCGCTGGACAGTTGCCGATCCTGAATCAAGAGACGGGCGGATCACGCTACAAAGAGAATGCGGGATCAATAATCACCCAGCCCCAAAACATTTGGGAGTTGTTGAGACGATTAATTGGGTTAAGGAGCGGCTTGCACTTGATGCAGCGGGCAAGCCTCACCTTGTCATACATGACAACTGTAAAGCGCTGATCAGAGAGTTCAGGCTGTACAGGTGGGCAAAGAGTGAGAAAGGCGACAGACCACAAAAAGCAAATGATCACGCCCTTGACGCTCTACGCTATCAAATCTCTTTTCTGAAGCGCTGGCAAATGCACCAATAAAGGATCGAGCAATGGAACAGAGAAAATTTGCATTATGGCTAAAGGGAATCATGAACCGCAACGACATCACGATCGAGCAACTGGCAGATCGGGCGGGCGTATCTCGAAAAGATGTACGCAACTGGATCAGGGGTCGGAGTATCCCGAAAACTGCGTACTTTGTCTTTCTTCTTAAGGCTCTCAGCCAGTTAACAGAGTGCGAAGAAGAGATCCTTTATACAAATGCAAGCAGGGCAATATTGCGGGATTCATAAAATAAATAAAAAAAGTTGTATAAAGTTGTTGACATTCTGTAAATATGTTGTTATTATATAAGTATAACAAACAACAACGGAGCACAAAATGTTTTACATAGTAGAAATCACAGTCAACGAATACAATACTTTCTTTATCTCGGTTAATGGTGAAAATGTAGCCGATAGCAGCACAATCAACAGAGTTAGAGGATTTTGGAACAGCAAGACAAAGCAATACACAGATGCAAAGAAGTTCACAAAAAAGAACATCAAAAAGAATCCTATGATCGTTTTGCCTTTGCTTTCTGAAACTGGGATCGATACAACTTGCGGATCTTGGTCAGTTGTAGAAAAAATTTAAATAATCAACAAATCAAGGGGGCAATCGCTCCCCTTTTATTTTTTTTAAAAAGTTGTATAAAGTTGTTGACATTGTATAAATATATTGTTATTATATAAGTATAACAAACAACAACGGAGCATGTTATGAACTCAATCAACACACAAACAACTCGCCAGTATCACACATTAGCACCAAACTCTTTAAAGTTTCGCCGTAAAACTTACAAAGGCGTGAGAGGAATGTTTGACGATAAAACAAATACTGTATTCTTTAAGCATGAAGGAAGAAAGCAGCGCGGCGCATTTATGAAGGATCAAGTATCAATCATTGTAAAATACGACAGCGGATCAGATACATACACAATTACAGCAAAGCACTTCGACGGCTTGACACTTGATAGCACAGAGATCTTTTCTTATGACGGGATGATGTGGGATCAGTTTGCGGACGTTCAAAATTACCTTACACACAACGCATAAAAAATAAGGGGGCAATCGCCCCCCTTTTCAACAACGGAGTAAAATGATAGTATGTATTTGGTTGGATTGAGGGATCCGATCAATGTTCTTTGAAGGGTCGCAATTGGGGACAGGTTGCGATCCTTTTTGATCTTTTTTGAAGAAAGTTGCATAAATATGTTGACAGTCTGTAAATAAGTTGTTATTATATAAGTATAATCAAACAACACAACAACGGAGTACAAAATGAAATACACAAACACAGAAAGACAAGCACGATACGACAAACTTGATCAGCATTACGATCGACTTTTAAAAATGGATGATGTCGATGGTCTAATTAAAGAATTTGAAATACAATTTGAAATGCTTGATCTAGAAGAGACACAGGCACAAATTGACAAATGCAAAGAAGAAAAAATTATTTCAAGAGATGTACACGAAATGACAAGCCGTGCAATTAGATTTCAAAAGCAATCATTAATTAATCAACTAACAGAAATGGTTAAAGCACGTAAAGTCTTTCGCAGCATGATGATCGGATAACCTTATGTTTAGAACTAAACTCCCTATAATCTGATATATTGCACTCATTGACAGGAGATCGCATGACTCAACAGAAACAACCGCCCGCCCCTTCTAACTGGCTGACTCGCTTTGTACCCTCTTTTATTGCTCGTGCTTTTGGGCAAGTTGAGACAAATCCGCAAGTGCCTGAGCATGGCGCAAGCTGGAGCACTGGCAACGGCGTAACGCCTGTATTCAGCCCCCGCCAATCTATGGCTGTATTCGGCAAGCATGCCTATACACACGCCTGTGTAACTAGAGCCAGTCAAGATATAGCAGCGTTGCCAATTAAACTCTTAAAAGGGCAAGGAGAGCAACAAACGGAAATAGACGATCATGAAGTGCTTGATCTATTTCGCCAGCCGTCAAGCATCACAGACGGCTATTTATTCAGAGAACAATTCATTGTTGATTTGATGATGACGGGCAACGTTTACACGCTCATAGTCGGAGATCCAAAGAAGCCCACAAGCCTGTACAGATTACACCCTGAAAACGTGCGCATCATTCCTGACCCTGTGAAAATGATACAAGGCTATGAATACAGCGACGGCGGATCAACTGTTGTATATCCTCCTGAGCGTGTTCTGCATATCCGCAACGCAAGCTGGGACAATCAAAGTGCTGGCGAATTGTACGGATCGGGAATCGTTGAGGCATTGAACGAAGAGATCACAGCTGACATTAACGCGCAACGCATGGCAAGCAGTGTAAGCAAACAAGGGCGTCCCGATGTACTCCTATCGCCTATCGATCCCGCTGATATATGGGACAGGCGAAGACGACAGGAGATCATGCAAGCATACAAGCAAATGACAGAGCACGGCGGCGCTATGGCTCTCAGTGGACAGATCAAAGTTGAAACGCTGAATCTATCCCCGCGCGATCTTGAGTTTCAAGCACTGCGGGAAATGGTACGGCAAAACATCAGCGCTGTGTGTGGCGTACCGTCAACAGTGCTCGGCTTGCCTGATGCAAACTATGCCACAGCTCGACAAGCGACAATCACATATTACGAGATCCAGCAAAAGCGAGCCCGCAAACTTGAGCAGTTCATGACAAGAGTTGCGCAAATGTTCGATCCTGCTTTCTATGTTGAGATCGACTTCTCAGGCGTTGACGCTTTGCAGTCTGTACGCACTG